CACTTATGTATTACAGGCGGAGAACCATTAATGGTTACAGGACAAATGGCTACAATAGGAATATATGAAGAACTTGAAAGACAGAATAACTTACCAGACTCAATGACATTCGAAACAAATGGTACACAAAAGTTAAGAGAGCCATTTAAAGAGTGGGTGAACAGAATTGATACAGAAATATTCTTTAGTTGTAGTCCTAAATTGTTCACAGTATCAGGTGAAAAACCTGAGAAAGCAATCAAACCTGAGATAGTAGCAGAATATAGAAAACTCTCCAACAAAGGACAATTAAAGTTTGTGGTAGGTCCCGATGATAGAGAATGGGAAGAAATGGAATCAGCAATCAAACAATTTAAAGAAGCAGGTGTTGATTGGCCAGTTTGGGTCATGCCTGTAGGTGCAAGAGAAGAAGAACAAACTGCTAGTGCTGGTAAAGTGGCAGAGAAGGCATTTAAAAGAGGATACAATGTTGCGGCAAGAGTTCATGTATATCTTTTTGGTAATGCAATAGGAACATAAAAAACCAGTAGACAACTAACGTATATTCATATACAATATACAAATAAATGAGGCATATAAAATGGCAACAATAAAAAAAGCAGAAACAAAAACTAAAAAAACTGTTAAACCAAAAGCAAAAGCGAAAGCGAAAACAAAAGAAGCAAAAAGCGAAAAGCCTTGGGTTAAAGTTTTAGACATGAATGTTAATCCAGAAAATCCTAGAAACGGATTTTTTGAACTAGACTGGAATGATGAGTTTGTTAATATGTTAAAGCAAAATGGATATGAAGGGCAATCTGAAGAAGAGATCGTAGACAGATGGTTCCAGACACTTTGCAGAACAATCGGCAGTGAACAACAAGTTAATATCGAGGGTGCTGGTTATATTAATATTAACAGAACACCAGACGGAAAAACAGAGGTATCATAATGGGATATTTTTTACTTGGAATATTAGTAGGTTGGTTAGTACCAAGACCAAAGTTTATTGGCAGGGCAGAAATTGCCATATGGTCACCTATTAAAAAAAGACTTCCAAAATCTATTCAAAACTGGTTCGGGTAATATACAATGACACACATACTAATTGACACGGCAAATACTTTTTTTCGTGCTAGACACGTTATCAGAGGAGATACATCTGAAAAAATTGGTATGGCTATCCATATTACAATGAACTCTATCAAAAAAGCATGGGCAGACTTTGATGGTTCTCATTTAGTATTTTGTTTAGAAGGTAGATCTTTTAGAAAAGATTTATACGCACCGTACAAAAGAAATCGTAAAGAAACAGTTGATGCAATGACTGTGAAAGAAAAAGAAGAAAACGATATATTTTGGGAGGTGTATGATGATTTTTGTAATTTTATTAAAACAAAAACAAACGCCACAGTATTACAAAACAGCAGAGTAGAAGCAGACGACTTAATTGCACGTTGGATAGACAGACACCCAGAACAAAAACATCTTATTTTAAGTACTGACAAAGATTTAAATCAATTAGTAAACGAACGTGTATCACAATACAACGGTGTTAACGAAGTTACAATGACACACGAAGGTTGGTTCGAAGCAAAAACAGGCAAGCCTGTAATAGATAAAAAAACAAAAGCACCTAAACCTGCTCCAGATCCAGAATGGATTATATTTGAGAAATCAATGAGAGGTGATCCTAGTGATAACATATTTTCAGCATACCCAGGTGTGCGTACTAAAGGCACGAAGAATAAAATAGGCTTAACAGAAGCATTTGCAGATCGTAAAGACAAAGGTTATACATGGAACAATCTAATGCTGAGCAAGTGGGTTGATCACGATGGTGTAGAGCATAGGGTAATGGAAGACTATGAAAGAAACAGATCTTTAGTAGATCTTCATGCACAACCAGAAGTTATTGTACAAGAACTAGATCAAACAATAGATCAAGCAATAGCAGATAATAAAAGTATAGATCAAGTAGGAATTAGATTTATGAAGTTTTGTGGCAAATATGATTTACAAAAAATTTCAGAACAAGCACAACTGTATGTAGAACCGTTTAACGCAAGGTTGGTAGCATAATGTGGTTCGGTTGGGAATATATTAAAGAGATGATATATGATCTTGCTCCATGGATCGGTGCAATCGTTATTGTTGTCTTGTTGGTAGCAATTTTAGGAATGGCAATATGACAGTAAAAGCAAAAACACTTGTAAAAGATAAGTTTTGGATTGTTGAAGAACACGGTCAAAAATTAGGTACGTTACAAAAGAAAGATAACAACGGCTGGATATTTTTAAGCAAGGCAGATAAAAGACAAGTGTACCATACACAAGAAAGTTTATTTCAAAGATTTGGTGTAGGTATATTTTCTCATGATATCAAAATAGGTGAGCCTGGAGATAGCACAGTTGAAGCAGTAGAGAACGACGAAGGCACAGGATATACAGTACATGGATACCCTTGTTCTCAAAAACCATTCAACCCAATGTTTGATGTACAAAAACAATTACCCATTTATACCAAAACACCAAAATCGAAAAGTTTATTTTGTGCAGGTTACTACATAATTTGTTTTGAAAAAGGATGGCGTAAAGCATATTGTCCAAAAGTGATCACACTTCAAAGATATGATTACAAAGGACCAATAAAATCAAAAATTGAAATGCAACAAATATTAAACAACGCAGTCAAAGAGTATGAATCACAAAATCAAGATCTTGAATTTCCAAAATGTGATAAATTTTAACCATGAATAGCAGAATACAAACACAACACATAGAAGACTTTATTGCAAGAGTGAGAATGCTTCGCAACAAGAGAGATCCTAACATGACGTTAACTGCTCGAGAAGCCGAACAACTTGCAGACTCTTTGTCTCAAGTTATGACAAGACTGGTTACTATACAAGAGGAAATAATTAACGCACTTAAAACCGCTCAACAGTCAGCAACGGTGGACATTGAGATGGACGGCGGGGAGTTCAACAAGAAGTAGTCAATACAATTTTTGGTAAATACTGTTATATTATGAGCAGACCAAAACCAAAAGTTATACTACAAAATTCAAACAAGGAAACGTACAAACTTGACGAAGTACTTGCGGCGGAAGGTATATGGGCAGTATTTTATGAAGGCAAACCCATTAATCTTAAAACGTCTAGTCTTGTAGCAAATTATCCTGGACCAAAATACAAAAAAGTATCATTCTCGAATCCAGGTCATGCAGAAAACTTGGCGAAGAAATTAAACACTCAACACAAAACAGACAAGTTTGAAGTTTTCATATTAAAAACTGGCGATAAATTTTCTAGATAATTAAGTGTATGGACACAAAGACAGCCTACACTCGTACCTTCCTAATGCTCAAAGAACAACCACTCCATGAAGAGAGTATAAAGACTGCCTACTATACTTGGTGGCAAAATGTAAGAGAGAAATATCAAGCAAGATCCTTAAGACTTACCAAATTAGGTTTTGAATGGATTGAATCTTGTGAAATCAAAACTTACGATATCAAGTTTCCTGCTAAAATTATATTCACTCCACAAACATACCTATGGTTAGACGAATATGTTGATTGTCCTTACTACGTAGACAAGAAGAGAATCGTAGTAACCATGGAAAAAATGGCTCTACAACTCATGCTTTTTGCTGGAGATATCACAAAATACGGGTTAGCACGAGCAATGAGCAAAGCAGACGAACAAAAAGACTAGTAAAACTGCGGTTTTTTAACGGTTGACCTATTACCGTTTCATGCTATAATGATATTATAAACAATTTAACGCAGGAGTGTGTAAATGGCAAGACCAAAAAACAAAGAACAAGCAGTAGGCAGTCAAAATAGAACTGTCACACCTAATGAGGCAATTTCAGCCTTAAAACATTGTATCAAATTACAAAGACCTATAATGATGTGGGGTGCACCAGGTATTGGTAAATCAGATATCGTTAAACAAATTGGTGATGAATCCGAAAGAGAAGTTATTGATATTAGACTTCCTTTATGGGAACCAACAGACATCAAAGGTATTCCTTATTACAATGCAAAAGAGAACAACATGGTTTGGGCGAGTCCGGCAGAATTGCCAACTGATCCCAAGTCTAATGCAATTATCTTTTTAGACGAATTAAATTCGGCGGCACCGGCTGTACAGGCGGCGGCATATCAACTTATTTTAAACAGACGTGTAGGACAATACAAACTACCAGAAGGTGTTTCGATTGTGGCGGCTGGTAACAGAGATTCAGATAAAGGTGTAACTTTTAGAATGCCTGCTCCGTTGGCAAACAGATTTGTACACATTGAATTGAGAGTAGACTACGAAGATTGGATGGAATGGGCAACTTTAAATCATATCCACCCAGACGTTGTAGGTTATGTGACATTTGCTAAACAAGATTTATATGACTTTGATCCTAGAGGATCTAGTAGAAGTTTTGCGACTCCAAGAAGTTGGAGTTTCGTAAGCGAACTTCTGTCCGACGACCTGCCTGAAAACACACTCACAGACCTCGTTGCAGGAGCGGTAGGAGAAGGGTTGGCTGTTAAGTTTATGAGTCATCGTAAGGTTAGTGGCCAACTTCCTAATCCATCTGATATTTTAGGTGGTAAGATAAAAGATCTAAAATGTAAAGAGATATCAGCGATGTACTCTCTTACAGTTTCTTTGTGTTATGAATTACAACAGGCACATGAAAAGAAAGCAAAAAATTGGAACGAACAAGCGGATAGGTTCTTTCATTATATGATGGATAACTTTGAAACAGAGTTGGTTGTTATGGGTGCGAAGATTGCCTTAACAAACTACAAACTTCCATTCGATCCTAGCAAGTTAAAATCTTTTGATAGGTTCCATAAGAAGTTTGGCAAATATGTTATAACTGCTATGGAGTCTAAATAATGGCAACTGATCAACAGATCATAGACAAACTGGTTACGGCAAGGATTGCCTTACTACTGAAGCATCCGTTCTTTGGCAACCTTGCAACAAGACTTAAACTTATCAATGCTGACGAGTGGTGTCCAACTGCTGGTACTGATGGTAGAAACTTTTATTACAATACAAAATTTATTGATTCTTTAAATCCTAAAGAAGCAGAGTTCTTGTTTGGACATGAAGTTCTACATAATGTATTTGAACATATGCTTGTTAGACAGGGTGATAGAGATCATCAAATTTGGAATATTGCGGCAGACTATGCCGTTAATCAAATTCTAGTTGATTATAGAATTGGTGAAATGCCTAAAGGTAAAAAAGGTGAAAACAAAGGATTCCAAGATGAGAAATATAAAGATTGGAATGCTGAAAGAATATACGACGACATCTACAAGCAGGCTAAAAAGAACGGTAAGGAGATGTTGAAGAAAATGGGTGAGTTGTTAGACGATCACCAAGAGTGGGGTAAAGGTGGTGGAGAAGGACAAAGCAAAGATAACAAAGGTAAAGAAAATGGTTCAGGTAAACCTGTTTACACTAAAGAAGAATTAAAGAAGATTAGAGATGAAGTTAAAGAAGCAATGATAAGTGCCGCACAATCAACCGGTGCTGGAAACTTGCCAGGTGCTATACAAAGAATGGTTGCTGAACTTACAGAACCAAAAATGGATTGGAGAGAAATTATCCAACAACACATTATGAGTACTATCAAGTCTGATTATACTTGGATGAGACCTAGTAGAAAGTCATGGCATACATCTGCTATACTACCAGGACAAAACAATGATGAAATGATTGATATATGTTTATCTCTTGATGCTTCTGGATCAATATCAGATAAACAATGCAAAGAATTTTTAACTGAAGTTAAAAATATAATGGACCAATATAAAGACTTTAAAATTCATTTATGGTCTTTTGACACAAAGGTCTTCAATCCAAAAGTGTTCACACCAGATAACATGGACGAGATACTTGATTATGAATTAGGTGCTGGTGGCGGAACAGAGTTCGAATGTAATTGGGATTATATGAAAGAAGAGGGCATTGAGCCAAAAAAATTCATCATGTTTACAGATGGATGGCCATTTAACACATGGGGTGACGAACACTACTGTGATACCATATTTCTTATCAATAACCCATACGAAAGAAACATTGAAGCACCCTGGGGATTAACGGTACATTATGATGAGGATTAATATAAACAATTTCTTTGATAGACGACAATCATATTGTCTTCCACACTTTACTACTACAACACTCACTCCGAGGACTGACGGACAAGTAGAAGATATTAATGCATGGATATACGAGCATTGTCACGGAAGATATTCTATTGTTGATGATGTATCGTTAGAAGGTGACAATCCTTCCGCTAGATTAAAAATAGGATTTGAAAATCCTGGCGATTTAACTTTGTTCGCTTTAAGTGGATTGATGGGAGATTAATGAAAAAAGAAATTAAATTAGATAAGGCATATGTAAAACACTCTAAAGCATCAGAGCATGATCCTAAAGTATGGTGGTACGAAGAACTAGAAGGTGAAATATTAGAATATGCAAAATACTGCACAAGGAAAGCAAAGGTGCTTAAAGGAGATCCTGTGCATTTAGCACATCTAAAAAGAATAGGCAAAACTATCCATAGTTTAAAAACTACCTCAGCATTGGCTATGGGAACGTGGGAGGATTTATATGAATACGATGAGTAAAATAAAAGAATACAAAG